TACAAGCATCTTCAGCTTCTTTAGGTTAACCTCCTTGACTTTGTAGCGTTTCTTACAAATTCCAGCCATTGAAGACTGCATCTTTGTCTGGGTTGATGTCATCGTTATTGTTTGTATAGTATTCGGGGTATGAGTTTTGATTGAAAGACATAAAGTCAATAAACCTACGAGTGTAGTGTTCAGCAATATCTCTATGCTTATTTGTTAAGAAGTCTACCTCGTTCTTCTCCATAGCTATACTGTTCTCTGCCGTGTGCTTGTAAGCACCTCCATTAGCAATAGTATATGCAGCGTGAGGTAAGTATTCAACCATTGCCCAATGTATCAACATAGGCTGAATGTACTCGTCTAATAAGTTAGCGTAGTTTACAGGAAGTGAATCCGCTATAATATCATTACGCAACTTATCGTACAATTTTGTACCAAGATAGTTTTGGATGTGAATCTCCTGTGCAATCTCTATAAATTGCAAGAACTTATCCGAGTCTACATTTCCAGAGATTACGCTATTGCGTACTAAATCGTCTCTTTTTATGAATAATACCTTTGCCATTATTTTCCGTAATTAGGGTGATGCCCTTGTCTCGGCATATCAATAGGAGCTACACTAACCTCTTTAGGGTTTTTAGGTAACTTAAATCCCTCTCTTACCGCTTGGTTCACATTTACAAACTTTGTTCCTTGTAGGGCATTGCCTCCCCATTCTGTGCCGTCCTTCTTTAGTCGTTTCTTGTAAATCCTACGCTCCCATCTATGGTAGCAGTTTACACCACCCTTGTACTTAAACAAAGAATAGTTCTTACCCTTGTGTCCAAAGCTCTTGTTGACACCTCTGGCACTCATCATACCAATGTCTTCCTTGCGGTAGAGCATCTTTTTAGACAACATCGTCTTGCAGAAAGTTCTGCTTTGACCTGTAGGTGTCTTTGAAGTGCCTTTAGAATACTTGTAACGCACTTTATAGCGTTGGTTGTCTTGACTACTATCCTGCGTAGCAGAGAGGCTTACAAGCCCGTTTAAATAGCCCTCAACATCAAAGTCTTCAGGTTCTTCATCTCCTACTTCTTCTGCATCTACGAGTTCCCACTCCTCGTCAAGAGGTTCTTCCTCTCCCAAGTCAGCCAATGCATCTAACATCTCGTGGGCTAACTCGTCATCAAGAAAAGGGCGGCTATCGTCCCCCAACTCTACTTTGCTTAATTCTTCTTTCTCCTCTTCAGCCATATCCGCTTGAAGCTCCAACGGTTGTAGTGTCTTGAAGTAGATATTCAATGATGCACCATTAACCGCCATAATATCGTCAATAGCATCTAATATCAACTCTTGGATAGGTCGTACAACGGTGTTGTGGAATAAGAGACTTGCCGTCTTCAACTCATCAGCATTGTTACCCAATCCTGTATTGTCCTTAATACCCATCAACATAGGTGAGGTAACTCTATGGGCTACCATCAACTTACGCATACTCTCGTCAGCTAAAAACTGATACTGCTCACTTGCATCACTCAATTGGACAGGCTCAATACTTGCAGCCATCTCCTTGTTGTCGTTAAACGCAAGAATGAACTTACCAGAGTTGCTTGAACCACTAAACTTTTGAATGATTCGTCTCTCTATAAGCTCACGCTCCTCTTCAGTTGGTACACCATTGTTGAAGTTAATCAACATACTCGGTGACAAGCCGTTCTTAATGTTGTTGATGTGGTAGTTAGCTACCTCCTCTTCCAACTCTGCATAAGGTAAACCACCTTGATAGTCTACAGGTGAGTAGTAGTAGAATCCACTACGATAAGGCTTGATACAATAAATCTCTAAACCTTCACCCTTTTCACCATATCCAAAAGCAGGTATTCTAATTGGCTCAAAACCCTTCTTACGAATCTTTGTCCAATCTTTAGAGTAGTAGTATCCTGTAACCTCGCCATCGTCATTCATCTTCTCCATACGGAGTGTCTCAATAGGCATATGCTCAACTTGTACAATCTTCGTTTTGTCCTTGTTGTAGATAACCTGCATTGCTGCTTGACCCATTGCCTTCAAGTCAAAAGTTATCTTACGCATACATTGACGAGAGAACAAACTCTTCATCATAGCATACTCATCGGGCTTTCTTGAAGCATCCGTAGCATACAAACCCTTTCCGTAAATAAGCTCGGTCATACCATTGATAATGGCATTGTTTGTAGCACTACCGTTGTACCTGTCTATAAGGAATTGGAAGTAGTTGTTGTCCTCGCCATAGGCTACCCATTCCTTGCGGTTGTCTTCAACAACGGCAGGTGTAGTATGCGATGCAAGGTTTACGATGCGTATATTGCTCATCGGTAAATGTATTGATTATCATTATCAGTATCCTCGTAGTAGGTGAACTCACCATTATTGATACTGAACTTCTCAAGGTCAGTTTGATTAGTACAATAGACCTTGCCTCTGTATATTTCGTTTGTTCCTGTAATCTTTATCGTGTAGTACCTTCCCTCTACGAAGTTGTATGAAGGTGTGATATGGAGGTAGTTCGCCTCCTTCGTAGCCGTTAAAGACTCCGTAGCAGATACATTCGTCTCCTCATCAGTAATATCTACCGATACGCTTAAATCAAACGCTCTGGGAACAAAGTATATCTTTCTATCAGTTGTAGTTACAATGTGCATATAAGGTTAACCACAACAAAGGCAAAGTGTTATCAAAAAGAAAGGGTAGCCCGAAGACTACCCTAACCAAAACACCTATTGTCCGCACCAAGTGCATAACAAATATACTACATTATCACGAAGTAACAATAGTATCTGTTGCTGAAGTCATACCTGCAAATGGTGAACCATCTGTAGCACCTGCAATGAAGTTTGCAGGAGTACGCTCCATAGCGTTAAATGTAAGAGTGTAACCAGATAGGTCACCCATAGCACCACCACTAACGATAGTACCACCTGTTACATCTGCTCCGTGTTCACGACCTACCAAGTAAGCGTTACCATTGTAGTCCTCTACAACGATGTGAGGTCTTCCGTAAGCCATTAACTTCAACTCGTTGTTATCCTCCTTGCTCAATTGAGGCAAAGTAAGGCTAACCGCTTGGTCAAAGAATACTGTTCCGTTCTCACGAGAAGCATTGATTGTTTGCTCTACTGAAGAGTTGCCTTTCAACTCATATTTGAAAGCAGAGAATGTTCCTGTCATATCGGTAATCTCATCCGAAGTCAAGGAAATCGTACCCAAGTCACCGAAGTCTACAAAGTAAACGGCTTTAATACCACCTACAGACTCACGGCAAGGGAGCGCACGACCTTTTGTTAAATCACAAGCCATAATTTCTTTTTTTTATTAAAAAAAGGGCAGACAAGCATAAGCCTACCTGCCCTCTTCAATTATTAACTAACTACTTCTTATGTGTAGTATACGATGTCTGCACCGATACCATACTGAACACCAGAAGTGAAACGCATAACTACACGAACATTCTGTGAACCATCAAGGTCAGCCATATCAATTAGCTTCACCTCGTTGTGGTCGCTCAACAATCCTGTACCGAAGAACAAGTTTGATTTTTGTGCAGCTACCATATCGTTGTCTGCCATACCAGAACATACGAACAACTTAACACCGTCAAATGCAAGGTCACCGCCATTGTACCAAGTAGTACCTGCGTTGTTCACACCATTAGCACCAAGACCTGAAGCACCAAATCCACCCAAAGCACGAACATAAGCACGAGCGATAGATTGAGAAACATAGATGTATAGGTCTTCTTTTCCGTATACTGCAGTAGGGATAGCATCAACTACTTTACCCAACTCGTCAATAACATTAGCAGCAGTAACAGTAGTACCTACTACATCAATTACAGTTGCATCAGCAGCTAACAAAGTAGCGAAGCCGTCAAATTCTCCTGCAGTTGCAGTAGTACCTGTCCAAATAGTCTCTTCAGTCTTCTGTGCTACTTTAGCAGCGATGTGACCGATTAAGAAATCAGCGAAAGATGGAGGAAGGCTATCAAAAGCCGAGTAACCCATTTGGATTGCTTCCCAATCGTTGTGGAAATCTTTCTTACATAATTCCAAGTTTACTTGGAACTCTTCTGGTTGAAGAATACGCTCTGCAAGAGTAACTGTGCTTTGGTCAGCGAAGTCACACGCAGCGTCTTTTACTAATGCGTTAGTAGAAAGAGTTTTCATTACTTCTTTATACTTGACATTAGGCTTTACAGTAATACCGCCACCTTCAATGGTGT